ATCAAACCTAGAATAATCGGTAGTAAAGGTAGAACATTTAAAAAATTAACTTTTGGGAAGATACCCATTAAGAAACCCAAATTAAAAATAGGTAAAATAAAAAAGGCGAGATGATTAAAACCTCGCCTTTAAATATATATACACAAACTAATGATTAAATCATATATTGGTCTCCTATAATTAATTAAGACAATTATAATGAAACCTAAATCTGAAACAATAATTTATTGTGAATTTTATGATCACTCATCATCTACTAATTCTTGGCAAACCTATGAAGAATTAGATCAGGATCTCAGAGCAGAAAAAAACATCATGAAGGTATGTGGAAAGATTTACAAAGAGGATGCTCTCTCATTTAAGTTGATTACCATGTGGGGAGATGATTGTTGCGGATCTGGGCATTTAATCCTCAAGTCTACTATACTGCGTGAAATCAGGTGGGAAGTGCCATTTAAAACCCCCAAAAAACCCATTTTAAAGACCATACAGTAGCCTTTTAATCTAAATAGCATAAATACCACTCTATAATTGAAAAAGGGGTAATCAGTTTCCCAATTACCCCTACAGGAGGAACTTACTTGTTAAAAAATAAGATATTTCCTAGATACACTAAAATCACCAAAAAACAATGCCAACAGGTATATTAATTATTTATAATTTAGTTGTTGACGAATTGTAAAATATTTATTATAACTTTTAATTATGAATACAGGAGAAACTAAAATGAATAACACAAAACTAGATAAAACCCTTTTTATCTTTCACATTGATGATGAGCGTTTTTTTCTTTGGTCTAAAACCAAATATGCAGCTCTGGCAAAAATGAACAGAGATGTTGTTGATAAAAGAGGTTTACACCCAATGGTATGGTTTAGCCACAAAGATGATAACGAAATTCCAGAAAATACTTATGTTCTTTTAAGAAAGGAGTGGGCATAAGCCCACTTCTCAGGAGGTACAATAATGCTTAACTTGGCACTAACTACATTCGCACACATAATTATGATTGCAGGTTTCTTATGGGCAATCAGAGAAATAATTAACATATTTGTTAAGGGGGAATAATGACTTGGACAGTTCACTACGGCTATATCAATCCTAGCGATACGATAGACACAACAGTTTTTGTTAAAGAGAATGAACGCAGCTATTTAGCGGTTGCGTTATTCTCAGGTAAATCAAGATCAGTATTTAAAAAAGATGCAGACAAACTTTTTAATAGATTATCTGATCCTAAAACCATAACAGAAAATTGGGTTAATGAATTTATTAATCCAAGTTCAAAGGCTCTTGCAGGTTTTATGCAAAGAGTGTTTGAGCAAAACAACCACACTAGAGAAATAAAACAGTTCTTAGAAAGGACAAAATCTAATGACAACTAAACTAGAACTAATCTATGGCAAGAAGCCAAAGAGAGATGAGTTCATTACAAAGGCTCTACCCATAGAGTTATGTGATGATATTGAAAAAGAAACTGAGGGATATGATGCACCTTTTTATATTAAGGTAAAAGCATTATTCCTTCATTACAAACAAACGAAGAACGCTAAGTATTAACCAAAGGAGGAACTATGCAAGAAATAGAAAAATCAGTCTGTGATATTTGTAAAGGTAATCACTATTTCATTGATGAAGATGGTAATGTAAATCAATGCCCTGAGTGTACTGCTCAAGGCTATGTAGACGAACAGGAGGATATACCAAATGAAACCAGAGGCTAAACCATTCATGCACATCTTAGAGAAGTGCTTTGAGAGAGATGGTAAATTTGAGATACCACTTATTAAAAAACAGGAGGTGAAAAATGAGGACATTACTTATACTACTTACAATTTTTCTAAGTTCATGCTCATCAAAGATAGTTCACGATCCAAGAGGAAATAAGGGTAGCGAAGTGGCATTAAGATATTTAGATGATAAATATAGCTGCGAACAGTTAGCTAAAGACAATACAAGTAATATTGTTGAAGGCTATAAGGTAGTTCATAACTGGTACATTAGACCATCTTTTCTTTTCTTAATAGACAAGATGGAGTATAGTTATGACAATTTAGTAAAGGAATGTTTGCGAGGTCGCGGACACTCCATACTTTAGGAAGGAACTTAATATGGAAGTAAGAACAGACAAACTGCTAGTCGCACTTGAAGCAGCAAAGAAAGAGTTTAAGCCATTACAGAAAAATGGTAAAAACAATTTCTTTAAAACTCAAAACGGAGTGCATGAATATAGTACATTAGTAGATATTAAAAATGCTACAGAAGCAGCATTAAATGCTCATGGCTTATCTTTGTACTATACGATCACATTTGAAAACGATCTACATTTCCTGATTACTAATCTAGTACACACAGGAACAGGTCAATTCATACAATCCAAATCAGTAATAGGTGGTGCAACGAACACACCTCAGCAAAACGGATCGGCAATATCGTACTACCGCAGGTATCACATCCAAGCCATGCTGAACTTAGAAGCTGATTTTGATGATGACGGCAACAAGGCATCCAAGCCAAAGACTAATGACAACACAACTTTTAAAGGAGGTTTATAAATGTCATACATAACTTTATTTTTTAACGACAAGAAAACAGAAGGTGATAACTTACCTTTGTATGCTAATGGTAAAATCAAATTTGATGAGCCAATAGATCCTAACTTAACATATGAGGTTGCTCTTTGGAAAAAGACACAAGACAAGAACGGCAACCCTATGAACGCTTTAACAATTAAGATTGCTCCTAGTGATTACTGGAATGATAAAGAGCAATCAGAAACACCACCACAAACACCAAAACTGGATGATCCGATCTCATTCTAAAAAGATCATCAAGGATAAAAAATACCTGATGTGGATATGCAGCTTACCTTGCTATTCATGTCAGGTACAAGGCATACACAAAGTTTGCGATACTATCCAAGCACATCATGTTCAGTTAAGAAGATATGGTGCTATGATTAGAGATGATAGTAGAGTAGTGCCGCTTTGTTTTTACCCCTGCCACCATTCTATTCACACTAAATTTGGTGAGAGAATATTTTGGGATAATTTAGGAGTAGATCCAATTAAGTACGCAGACAAACTATACAAACATTACAAGGAGAAACTAAATGAGAAAAATAAGAGAGTACCCAATTAAATCTCTATTCAAGGGATTTGCACCAGTAAGAGATAAGATCATTAATGATTGTGAGCGTAAGAACTGTGATATTAAAATTATAGTTTATGGTAAAGAGATGGTTTTACCGATAGAGGAGTTTAAGAACTTCTCATATTCTGTACCTGTCAAAGATAAATTTACTTCTGATGTTCATCAATTACTGTATTTTGAATTTAAAGAAGAAAATAAACAACAAACTAATTTATTCTAAGGAGGAACTATGAATAAAGAAAACTTTAGTAAGTTTGACTTACTGCCAATGAGTTATTCAAAATTAAACTCATTCCGATCATATCCAACACAATTTATTATTAATAAAATCTTTAAGATAAACACAGGCACAAATCCTGCTATGTTTACAGGGATCATTGTTGAGGAGTTATTAAAGGATCTATTAGAAGGTAATGATAGTGAACAAAACACGCAATACGCTCTTAAAGACTTTCAAAGAGAACTAGCGGATTATCACGATCAAGATCAAGTAGCTAAATACTTAAAACTAATTCCAAAGTATTATGAAAACTGTAGAGCCTTATTTAATAGATTTGGAAATCAACCCCTTCACTCTTATCAAGAAGAATTAACAGTAGAGATAGAGGGAATACCCTTTATTGGATATTCTGATTTTGTCTGGGATTTGGGAGAGGAAGGAATGTTTATTTTTGATCTCAAGACCAAAGGTAGAATGGCAATTAATCATAGTGATAAGTTGCAGCAGTTAATTTATAAAAAAGCCTTAGAGGAAAAATATCAAAAACCAGTTCACTGCAGTTTATTTGTAGTCACACCTACAAAGCATCACTTTGAGGAAATAGTCTTTACTGATGAGCATGAAATAGAAATTAGAAACATTCTCAAAGGTATGGATAAAGTGTTGCAATTATGCAACACCCCTAAAGACTTTGCATATATCTATCAACCTAATGTAGATGATTTTATCTGGAATAGCCCCAAGATGGTAGAAGCAAGGCGGCAAATATGGGGTATTTAATGGTTAGTAATAGAGGATTTATCCCTGCCAGAGAAAAAGTAATAGTCATTTGCACTAATTGCAAAAGACCATCTACCAGATTTATGTCAATTTGTTTGAATACTTACAAACAAATCTATAAATGTATAAGCTGCTATAATACAGGAGGTAGCACTAATGCCTAAAATGATATTTATAAACTACTGCCCAGATGATCAATTATCAGGGTGCATGATCCTAAGCTATAAAGCAGAATTAGCTTACAGAAGAATACAGGATCTAATTTATACCAATGACAATCTTTTATTTGATGATCCTATTAGTTGGGATTTAGCAACCAGAGGATTTAGTGAAGATCAAGATCAAGTCAAAGATGAACTAATTAAGAAAAGAAAGATCAGCATTGAGGATGGTCAAATCAAGAATAAAAGATGTTCTGAGGAGATCCAAGCAGCTAAAGATAGACATAGTAAATCAACAAAAGCTGCTAAAGCTAGGTGGGATAATGCTAACGCATCCTCCAAGCATACCCCTGAGCATATGCTTGAGGGATGCCAACCACTAACCACTAACTACAAACCACTAACTACTAATAATAAACCAAATATATACACGCAAGACTTTGATATTTTCTGGCGAAAATATGTTCTTGATGAGAATGATAGAAGGTCAACTAAGTATGATAGCTATCAGCAGTGGAAGAAGTTAAAAGCTGAGGATAGAGAATCTTTAGGGGATAAGTTCTTAACTTACAGAAATCAAAAAGGTGAGTTCTACAAGGCATTGGAGAGATTTCTTAGCAAGAAGATATATTTAGAAATAGTACCTGAAAAGCAGCTAACCCAAGAAGAAAAAGATAACTGGTTGTGGGATAGGGATATTGATATGAGAAAAAAAGGTCTGAAAACTATGAGATGGTCTGAGGATTATATCAGAAAACTAGATCAGGCTATTGCGAATGAATAATTATAGTATTTGCCAGATATCATCCAAAGAAACTTATCAATGGTTGCTAAATATTCATTATGCAAAAAGAATACCTAATATAATGTTTGCTTATGGTCTATATAAACTTAATGAATTAGTGGGTATTGTCACCTATGGTAAACCTGCATCAAATTCACTTTGTATAGGGGTTTGTGGTAAAGAAAACTCTAAATATGTTATTGAGTTAAATAGATTGTGTTTAAGATACAATAAGAAAAACGAAGCATCATTTTTAGTTTCAAATTCATTAAGATTACTACCAAAACCAAAAATAATTGTTAGTTATGCAGATACTAAACAAACCCATATTGGTTATATTTATCAAGCAACAAATTTTTTATATACTGGATTATCAGCTAAAAGAACTGATGTAGATACAGGTAATAAACATGGAAGGCATTATTCTAAAGTGTTGGATAAAACAAAAAGAGTAGTTAGAAGCCAAAAACATAGATATATAATTTTTGTAGGCAATAAAAGGCAAAAAAAACATTTTTTAAATAATCTAAGATATAAAATTCAAGAATATCCTAAAGGTGATATAGAATATTATAAAATAGATAAAAAAATATTTACTCAATTAAGTTTAATAGATATTAATGACGGCTCATAAAATGGATTTTAGCCCATTGACGATCTTGTTCTTTAAATTCTACTTCTAAAAATTGGTCAATGCCTTTAGGAGCATTATCAAACTTGAAAAGGTTAAGAAAAAAACGGATAGATTTATTAGTAATATGGTAAACATTCATGGTTGGAATATAAGAATAAATCGCTATCTTTGAATTGTTAAATGAGTAAATCAGCTATGCAAAATCCTCAGAATTATATTATAGTAGATAATAAAGATGGTACATTTTCAGCCTTTGTAAATTACGGAGTATTTGAAACTAAAGAAGATGCAGAACAAAGTTTACAATATGTAATGGATCTAATGGGTTTTAGATTGCAGCCTGAAGTCACTTATCACTAATGAACATTCTACTAAAATCAATTTCAGATATAAAACCCTATTCAA